ATAACCGGCCTCACGCTACGGAAGAAAGCTTTAGTGCGATCGTTCCGATTCGAAAGGTTAAGAAACTTGAAGACGTTCTGGACTTTATCCAGAGCGAAATCAAGGGTGAAGGGACGAACGTCCTCTCCCCGATACCAGTCGGCTCCACATGATTCACGAAAGGGTCCTTTTACAAAGGTCTTATCTGTGTTAATCGCGTAACCGTAATGCAGAAGCATTTCGGTTACTTCCGCTGCATACTTCTTACGGACAATGATATCGTCGCCGTAGACCATAAAGTCTACGCCCGGCGTACCACATCCGCAGGCGTGGCAGATGGAAGCGAAAATCAGCGTTTCCACTGGGAAGCAGAAACCGTTACCCATTGAACATAACATGTTGTACGTCTTCGTGACGCCCTCATGCATGTACTTTGGACTCCTTGTTCTCATTAATAACGAGAACCAGTCAGGGGGATATAAGTACTCCGCGGGCCTAATCGCATTGCTATTACTAGCGTTGCGCAGGTCCATGGTTACAAATCCCTCCGGTGAGTCGTCCAATGACCCTTGACGGGCCATGGACTGGTTCAAGCTCTGGTCAGAAAGATCAATACCGCGAAACTTGAGGAATCTCCTCATTTCTTGGTCTATCCCTTTCTGAACGTAGCCCGACCATAACGGTTCCACAGCAATACTCCTAAAAGTAAGTGCTGTCTTTTCGGCAAAGCTAAGTTTGTTGTATTCGACCACGTCAAGACGCGAAACGTATGTATCAAACATACGAACGTAGTCCAAGGATACGATGGAACCTCCAGGTTGCCTCGGCAGAAATGCCTCGGCAAAATGGAAATTCTTCATCAGACCCCCGAATGCGTGGTGAATTGCGCCGGGCGTCACGGTTTGACGACTCTCACGCAACTTATTAATAAGATGCGTGTCGTCACCATGGACACCTACTGATGCGCCAGCACCAAACCCACACTGACGGAAGATGCTGCTATAGACAGGTTTAGATCCTATTACAGACCTAATAAAAGCCATAGCTAGTTTCCCCTTATTACGAAGTTTATCCCGCGAGGGATCCTCCATAATCAGCTCGAATTTGCGATTGATCCTTTTGCATCGGTTTTCACCTTTGTTAAAAGACTTCATCGCAGCCGCGAGTGGGTCAGCCCCGATGAGGGTACTGTCCCATGGATACTTCCTAATCAGCAATGAGAACTGGTTCGCCACGAAATGATTTGTGGCATCATCATACACTGTTGATGACAAAGAACCAGCAAGGGTTACAGCGGATTTGAAGTCCTTCCGGCGCCAAGCGTCGGAGAGGTCTTTTAGAAACGCTGACCCCCTATGTTGCTGTAACAACGCAGATACGATGCGGTAGTACACCGCAAAACTGTTCTGCTTCAGCCGACCGTTCTCTAGCGAGAGCTGTTGCTGCGATTGAACCTGCTTGCTTCTGAATTTCATATGGAATACTCGGAAGGCCTGTCTTATCGATCGACGGTAAGAAGGCGAGAATGATTACCGCCGTGACAAAGAGTCCGGCGAGGGCTAAGACGAAACGATTATCCATGGCGGCCTCAGAAAGAGACCAGCTGGGATTTCACGTGCGTCTTGAACGTGGCGGAAGCCACGAACGCGCCCAAGTCATTCAGCATGGTGTCAACATCAGCACCCGCGGCACCGACAGGAAGGGTGAAATTCACCTCTCCAATCATGTCGCGAGTTGGCTCTAGCGCACCCGTCAGCGTAGCTGTACGGGTGAGTTTGGCCAAGGTGCGCCCGACCCCGGAACTCTGACTAGTCTTCTTGGGGGCGGTGCGGGCCAACTTTGCGTAATCCGAAACGGTTACGGTATGGTTGGGACCCGCGTAGCCCACAGAATCCTTGTTAAAAGAGTCCGCGGTGTAGGTTTTTGCGTTGATTGCAAGTGTCATTTTGAAAGACCAGGTTGGTTTAGCCAAAGCAGCGAAAGCTGCTTCTGCTTGTAGGAAAAATTACCTACAGGAGTTGGCCCGACAAGGTTGTTAATCTTGACAAACCGAGAGGCGATCAAAGCTG